CTGGCACTTTTTAAGATTACCTAGCCCTACTCCTGTCCAGTATCAATTAGCTGATTACTTACAGAATGGTCCTAACCGCAGAATTATCATGGCTTACAGAGGCTGTGGTAAATCCTTCCTCACAGCAGGCTACGTGCTCTGGAGGCTGCGGAAAGATCCCGATACGAAGGTTTTGGTTATATCGGCAGCTCAGGACCGTGCAGACGCTTTTAGCGTGTTCTGCCATGACCTGCTCAGAAACTGGTTTATGGTTCAAGATTTATTTCCTAGTGATACTCAGAGGTTTTCTAAGGTCGCATTCGATGTCTTTGGATCAAAGCCTGATCAAAGCCCTTCAGTACGCTCTAGTGGCATCTTTGGACAGATTACAGGGTCTAGAGCAGATCTGATCGTTGCAGACGACGTAGAGACCCCTCAGAGCTGTGAAACGCAGCTTATAAGAGACAAGCTTAGAGAATCTATAAAAGAATTTGACTCAGTTATAAAACCTGGGGGACAAATAGTTTTCCTTGGTACTCCTCATACTCAAGACAGTATTTACGCCAAATTAGAACTGGCTGGTTATTCCCCTAGAATTTGGCCTGCTTTATATCCTACTGCTAAGAAACGTAAAGATTATTATGGAGATCGTTTAGCTCCTAAAATTGCTTCTCAACTTAATGATGATAAATCTTTAGCTGGACACCCTACAGACCCACAAAGATTTGATTGGGATGAGCTGGAGGCCCGAAAGGAATCAATTGGTAGGTCCACGTTTAACCTCCAGTTCTTACTTGATATTAGCCTATCTGATGAAGAGAAATACCCTCTAAAACTCCAAGATCTGTGCGTATTTAGACTCAATCGTGAACAAGGACCAGATAAGGTTATTTGGAGTGCTAATGGTGATAAGGCTTTAGACCTTCCTTCTGTTGGACTTCACGGTGATCTCTTTTACAAACCCGCACAAATCGGGTCTGAATTTATTGAGTACACGGGGGTTGTACTCGCTATTGACCCTTCTGGAAAAGGAAGTGATGAACTTGGCTATGCGATAGTTTCCTATTTGAATGGTAATCTCTTCCTCCTTGCTTCTGGTGGTCTTAGGGGTGGTTACAGCGAAGTTAATCTTAAAAAACTCACCCTCCTTGCGAAGGAATACAAGGTCAAAGAGATATTGGTCGAAAGTAACCTTGGACTCGGTATGTTCAGTGAGCTTTTGAAAAGATATCTTGGAACAATCTACCCATGCTCTATTGAAGAGGTCCGACATACAAAACAAAAAGAATTGAGGATTATTGATACCCTTGAACCAGTCATGAACCAACACAGGCTCATGATCGACACTGACATAATCGCTAAAGATATTTCCTCCACTGAGTGCTATCCAGGAGAAACTAGATCTCAATACCAACTCTTTTGGCAAATGACCAGAATTTCCAAAGAGAAAAACAGTATTAGACATGACGATAGACTAGATGCTCTAGCTATGGCTGTTCAATACTTTACAGAAAACATGGCACTTACTGAACAAAAAGCAATAAAAGCTAGAGAAGTTGAACAGTGGGAACTTGAACGTAAATTTATTCAAGGTGAAGGTGGTTTAAACGTAGGGGTACTTGGTTACGCAAAGACTCTAGAAGACCTTCAGAAGGCTTCTAGTGCTACTTTAGGTGGTGCTAACTGGTTAGATAGCTAAATAGCTTATGTGGTACAAGAATGGAGAAGGTGGGATTCTCTGGTTTTGTACCAAAAGAACGACATAAGAGGTAGCTTTAATATATAATATATATATAATTAACTTTAGAGTTAACTTTAAAGGAAACTCTCTACTGTTGTTTATAAGTAATTATAAAAATGTCAAGGAACTATAGAAAGGAATACGATAATTATCAAGGTAAGCCTGATCAGATTGCTAATAGGAGTAAAAGAAACTCGGCTAGAACTGCTAAAGAGGAGCAGCTAGGTTATAAACTTAAGACTAAGCAGCATGTTCATCATAAAAACGGTAATCCACAGGATAATAGCTCTAGTAATCTTGCTGTTAGATCCCAAAGTGCTAATACTTCGGACAATAAACAAAGTAAAAAACGTAAATAATGGCTATAACTGACTTCTTTGCTTGGTTATTATTAGCTGGAGAAGTGGTTTTGATCGTAAAACTCTGGTCAAAACTAGATATTTACTAGCTCGAAATATTTTTGTTGCTAATTTTTGAGTCCAAGTCGTATAGTGGGGGGAAAATTTTGACCCCTTGGGGGGTGTGCGATTTTTTTACTGGCATAAGGTCCCTTTCTTTTGTGCCTATCATGTGCCTTGGAAAATGAACTCGTGACGATTTGAAAAGTGGCACAAAGATTTATTTTTTTTTTATTTTATGTGCATGGCCACGACCACAGCCAATTTATAAACTGGCACAATAAATACATCTATACTCTTGCCTTATATCTGGTATAAGGTACGGTTATCAATAGATACTAGATACCATATCTAGTGTCTTTTATCCTTTACTAAATGCCTTATGACTACTGAACAGGTGAACCGACGACGTATCCCAAGTGATGCACATATTACTAATCCTTGGATGCTTCAATTAGCAGGCCAAGATCCTAAAGACTCTTATATGACTTTGTTTGTTTCTATGGATTTAAACAAGGTTCAGGAGCTGTATCATAAATGGCCAGAAATGGCTGGTTGTAGACTCAGAATTATTAACCACAATGGTAGAGTTTATAAGAACTTTATGAAGTGGTTTAAGTGGGATTACTGTAATTCTTATAGAGACAGTAGAACAACAAGACACTTTATAAGAAATTATAAAAATGTTTATGAATCTGTTACTAATGGGTTTGATAATCAGCCAGTAGTAGAAATTAAACCAGCTATTAAATATGATTTAGTTAGGATAGCTAACGCAGCTACTAAGCGTAATCTATTTAATAAGTTTATAGAGGCAATGGCTGACGCTGTTAAGCCTAAGTTAAAAGTTATCAAAGGTGGCTTATGAATACTAAATTGAATCCTCATTATTTTATATATAACTCTGATGGAATTTGTGTTGGCTTTAATCCTTATGAAGATCCATTTATCGAGTATGAAGAAACTGAAGATGATGAGGATCATTTAATTAATTATGTCTAGCTTTATTGTCTTAATCTGTGTAGTTATTCTTCTATATATCTTCTTAAAGAATATAAAAGCCTACTAACTAACCAGTAATACAAATGATAGTCCTGACTTAGCTACCTGAGCTAGGGCTATCTTTTAATGTCAACTTTTATTTATCCTTTACTATGCATACTGACTACTCATCGATGTTTGTTTGTACTAAATACACTCAGGGAACATCGAACATTCTGGGGACATATGCACTAGCTACGACTAGTGAATGTGTACAAGGTTCTACTTGGTACAAATCGGCTTATGATGTCGCTCTTGATATTGGAATTAAACATACTATTAGCGTTGAAGATGTAGCGCTTACTATTGCAGCTCTATCGCCTAATAATAAATGGGAACGTAACCTGAGAGATGCTGAAAACTTTATACGATTGTTTACGGTTGGAGATCCTAACGACTGTTTAAACTTGAATGTTTGTACTTATCCAAATATGAAAATTAAAGCCTTAAAGATATTACAAGCTAAGACAATGAAAGATAAAATAAATATATTAAAAGGTCCAAAGATAACAGAGTTTTATAAATGTATTATTGGAGATAAGAAAGAATGCTGTATAGATGGTCATGCCTATTCTATCTGGCTTGGTCAAAGATTAACCTTGAAAGAAGTACCTGCTATTAGTAAGAAACTAAGAGAAAAGATTAAGCTTGATTATCAATTAGCAACACAAATAATAAACGAAGATTTAAATTTAAAATATACAGTTAGTCAAATACAAGCAATAACTTGGGTTACACATAGGAGAATTTATGATATTTAATAATATAATTGGATCAATAATATTAATAACGTACATAGTTATTTTATTAAATAGATAACATTTAGGGCTGCTAATTGCGGCCCTATTTTATATCTACTAATTGAGAATGAGTTTCATTAGCACAGTGTGCCAATTTATAAACTGTCCATTATACAGATGTACTATAGTACAAGCGTACTAATTTAGAGGAAAATAAAACCAAATACTATCATGACCCACCATCGACGCTAAGCTAATGACGTAAAATATAGAAAGAGACATAGTCCCAACTTATGAGAACAATAACAGCAAGGGATAGATTCTATGCACCATTGAGGAGGATGGCTAGTGACTACCTTCCACTATTACTAGGTCGCATGAGAATACTAGAGCAAAGAGCAGAGACAGCTATGGAGTTCCTAGATTGTGAGGGGGATGAAGAACACGAAGTGCTTTGGGGCCTTGAGGGTGCTGAGAGGGTAGCGGCAGTAGCAGAAGCTCAGTCAGACTTACATAAATCAGTATTGGAAGCAGGAACATGCCAACAATTAGTACACGCATTTGGAGAACTCTTACAAGAAGATTACAGAAAGATCAGAGATAATGGATGCTATTATGTAGGACCAGACGGTAGAACACACTCACTATATGATGTTCAAAGAACAGATGATGATAGTAGAGGAGGTCAAGCAGGAATCACAAGTGGATAGTTTACTTAGCGAACTTAGACAAATAGAACGCATAGCAAAGAAGAATGAGTGGACAAAAGAGGAAGAAGAACACGCCAAATCTAGGCTCATTAATGATTGGAAAGACAGTGAGCATGAACGTCATCATCATATGCATTTAAAAAGGCCCTCATAAAGAGAGAGCCTTTATTGGGTAGTTTAGCGTTATTTGTAATAAGTAACGCCACGGTAAGTTAGTTTTACCATGAGTAGGTTCCTGTTACCACAGCCCCGTTTCATGCTGTGACTACATGCGCCTCAGTTAAGAGGTAAACGGACGTAGGAATACTACCAAATGTTGGGGATCAATTGACCAGTGACTATGTAGCTTCCTAAAGCGGCCACTACACCAATCATAGCAAGTCTGCCATTCAATAGTTCAGCCTCTTCATTAACTGAACCAGCATCAATGGTCCTTACTTGTGGTTCCTTTTGGATAACTTGAGTGTCATTCATGGTTTTAGAATTTGAACTTAGCTCCAATTTTGGAACCATAGCTAGTGTCTGTTGTCTCAGCAGTTAGTAAAGATACCTCACCATATACATCAAGCTTTTCTGTGGCTGCTACAGAGGCTCCTAGCTTGCCACTGAATTGAGTATCAGACTCACCAGCGTCAGGGTTAACAAAGGCTGGTCCACCTTGTATGTAATAGTCAAGAGATCCTGCAGAATTTTCGTATCCCAAATGGAGATCGGTTGTTCTGTTAGTAAAGTCAGAGCCTGTGTATGATGCATTAGATTCTACGTTTGTATAAACACCAGCAAGGGCAGGAGCTGAGGCAACTAGTGGTAATGCAGCTAGAGCGATTGCAAACTTCATAAATAGTAATAAAAGTATAGGCATATTATAGGTGATATTACTTATAGAGTATTACGGTTGTTACTTAAAGAACAAATCAACAAGTTATTTATAAGTTTAACTTAAGAGTAAATATAAGAAGTACGTTACTTATGCCACCATTTTAAGTGTCACATTAAGGGTTGCCTATAGGTTGTTCTTACCTTTACGTTTTGTATGTCCTTTACGAATCATTCCAAATGAAATTCGCAGCAACTTTCACAGGCTATGTACCACATCACATACAGGAGCCTACATATCAAGGTTCACCTAGTGATTACAGGTTGAAGCTTAAGGTAACTGAAGATGTAGATGCATTATTAGATGAGCTAACTACAGCTTATGAGAAGTCTTGTGAATGGTATAGAGAGCAGGGTGGTGGTAAAAACTTTTTTGATGCTCCATTTACTACTGAGGAAGATGGTTCATTACTTGTTAAAGTTTGTGCCAAGCCTAAGTATCAGGAGTTCCCTTTCCCAGTAGTAGACGGACAACTTGAGCCATTAGAAGAATCTATTATGTTAAGAGAAGGCACAATGGTTTTAATACAAGTCAAGCCTAAGTTTATTTCTCCTAAAGCATCTAAGGGTGGTATGAGATTAGTACCGCAGGGTATGCAGGTACTTAAGGCTGTTACTGGAGAAGGAGCAGACAGTGGTGGATTTGACTTAAGCACTGCGTTTAAAAAGCGTAAAGGTTTTAAGCAAAGTAAGCCTGCTGTCGAAGAACCTGCTACTGTAGCTGACGAAGACGAAGACTTCTAACGCTTATGACTTCCCGAAGATTCCACAAGTACGGTAGACGTACAAGAGATGGGTTTCGTTCGGGGTTTGAGTCAGAGGTAGCTAAGAGTCTCACTGCTGATGGGATTGCTTACGAATACGAGAAACACAAGTATGACGTAGTAATCCCAAGACGCTACACACCAGACATCGTGTTAGCCAATGGCATAGTCGTAGAGATTAAGGGTTACTTTGACGCAGACGACAGAAGACTTGTCAAAGTCTTTAAGGAACAACACCCTGATGTAGATCTCAGGATGTGTTTCCAAAATCCACATCAAAAGCTAAGTCGTACAGCAAAGATGACTTATGCCCAATGGTGTGACAAGTACAACATTCCTTGGTGCAAAGGACCACACTTGCCTAGACGCTGGACTGCGCTATAGTTCAGTTGGTAAAGGATACCTGAAAGCCTCCAAGGATTGATCCCCACCTTGGAGGTTTTTTAAATGCGAGTTTTAATCGGATGTGAACATTCTGGTGTTATCAGAGATAAGTTCATAGCAGCAGGACATGATGCTTGGAGTTGTGATCTACTCCCTACTGAAGTAGAAGGGCCACACCATCAAGGAGACATCTTTGACATCATAGACAACGACTGGGATTTGGCGATTCTACATCCACCGTGTACGGATATAGCTGTCTCAGGTGCTGCTCATTTCGCTAAGAAGATAGCTGATGGTAGACAACAAAGAGCTTTAGATTTCGTCACTGCGCTATGGGATGCACCAATACCAAAGATGTGTATTGAGAATCCTGTCAGTGTTATCTCTACTAAAACAAAACTTGGTAAGCCAAGCCAAATAATACAGCCGTATGAATTTGGCCATCCAGAATCTAAGCGTACTTGCTTATGGCTTAGGGGCTTAAACCATTTAAACCCTACAAAAATACTCAGCAAGCCTGAATGTGGGTACTGGGAGAATCAAACACCTAGCGGTCAAAACAAATTAGGACCATCTAAGGATCGCTGGAAGAAACGTAGCAAAACATACGATGGTATAGCTCAAGCTATGTGTGATCAATGGGGGGATTTATGAGTGTCCAACACTTACCTTGCCCTAAATGTGGGAGTAAGAATAACTTAGCCGTTTGGGAAGATGGCAGCCAAAAGTGTTTTACTCCTTATTGTGACTACCAAGTTTATTCCAACAGTTCTAATCCTTTACCTCAAATGAAATCAACTACAACCTTACAAGAAATTGAACCAATTATTGGTGAAGCAGTAGCAATAAAAGGAAGGAAGATACCACAAGACAGTACCAAGTTCTTTGACTATTTAAAAGGTACTCATGGTGGTGAGTCTGCTTACTTCTGGCCTATCTATGATAATCAGAGACGCTTAACTGGTTACAAGATAAGGAAGAAGAATAAGCAGTTCATCATGCATGGATCAAATGATGATAGTACCTTCTTAGGTCAAGAGAAGTGGGGTAATGGTGGTAAGTTGCTGGTGATATTTGAGGGTGAGTATGACTGTCTTTCATATCATGCTGTAAGGAAGTCATGGGCTTGTGTCTCATTGCCTAATGGTGCTGAGTCTGGGCATAAGATAATTAAGGCTCAGTTACCTTGGTTACTTAAATGGGAGGAGGTCATACTGTGTTATGACAATGATGAGGCTGGACAGAAAGCAGCTCAGAGAGATATACAATTACTTCCACCACGTAAGGGGAAGATAGGATCTGTTGAAGGATATAAGGATGCTAATGAAGCATTAATGGAAGGGAATGTACAAGCTATTACAAGAATGGTTTGGGATGCTAAAGAATACGAACCTGATGGTATAGTCAACGCCTCTAAATTACTAGAGGAGATACTACAAGATCCAAATGTAGACAGTGCAGAGTATCCATATGAGTTTCTTAATGACAAGCTTCAGGGACTACGAAAATCAGAACTCCTGACAGTCACTGCAGGTACGGGGGTAGGCAAGTCAACTTTTGTAAATGAAATTGCCTATGACTTATTAGTGCGACAGAATCAAACCATTGGGGTTATCTCATTAGAAGAGAATCTACGCAGAACTGCAAGAAGGTTTATAGGAATCAATCTCAATCATCCAATTCG